CCTCGGAACTATCCATAGTTCCAGACGTAAGATTTCCGAATGAAGTTGAAGCCATACAAAAAGCTGGAGGGCGAGTCATAAGACTCACACGAAAGCCTTTTGAAGATGGTCATCCAAGCGAAATAGCTTTAGATGATTATGATGGTTTCGACTATGTTCTAGATAACTCAAAGTTGAGTATCGACGAAACTAATTTGAAACTTTTGGAAATAATGAAGGAGTGGCAATGGCTACAAACAAGGTAATAAGATTGAACTGTGGACACTGGGATTCTAACAAGGTAGATCGCGCTAGAAAAAAAGCTAAGAAATTAGGTGAAATCAAAAACTCGATATTAAAAGGTGGTGGGAATGTTGCAGGATATTTGGGCGAAGAAGCTGT